CAGCCGAAAGCGAGCGGTGGTGGTGTCGCTGGCAAGAGTGGATTGCCAGCGGTGAAGTAGGATGGTAAGCATGGAAACCAATAGGCGATCATTCTTCGCTTCAATTGCGGCCATTGCGATTGGATCTCGTGCAAAAGCGAGCAGCTTGCCACGAGCGGTGTTCACGCACGATCTGCTTACTCCCTCCGTGGCACTGGCTGCGTCCCAGGCAAAAGACGATCTCCAGAGGGTACTGAATACTTACGCTCCACAGCTTGGTGCTAGTAAATTCCGAGCCGCAATAGAAAAAGAGTCGCGAAGTATATCGACTCTTATTGACCATCGGTATCAGGAGAGAGCGGTACTCTCATGAAAAAACTGCGATTCAAGAAGGGCAAGCCGATTATCAAAGAAAGTCACCGTGGGTTACTTCATGAGGACCTAGGCGTTCCGGCTGGACAGAAGATAACGGCGTCAAAGATCGAGCAGGCAACTCATTCCAGTAGCGCAGCCGTTCGCAAAAGAGCGATCTTTGCCCGTTCAGCCGCTAACTGGAAACACTAGGGAGTGAACGATGCGAATTGGGACAACCCACACATACGTGATTTTAGAAATTGACCCAGAAGCCTTCACGGAAATCCACAATAAATTACTAGCTGCGGGGTACAGTCACGCTTTCATGCCGGACGGAGAGATCGACATGACGGGAATTGCGCTAGCTCCCGATCTCACACGTGACGCGCTCGCTCTGGGAGCAGAATTGAGAAGGATGGAAAGAGATGAAACCAAGCATCGGTAGGATCGTGATTTACCACCACCCCGGCAGCGCCGACGGCAGATACCCGCCGACGCACTCACCAGCAATCATTCAGAACGTTGCCGAAGATGGCAGCGTCAGACTTTTCGTTTTCGGACCAAAAGGGCAGCATATGGACGAGGGACTTACTGAAGGAACGGGGCCATGTCAGTGGTCTTGGCCAGAGCGAGTGTGAATTAAAGGAGAACTCAATGGACGCACCAATTAAATTGATTCTGACCGTAGCGGCTTTCCTGCTTTGCCTAGGAGCCTTCTTCGGTTCCTGGTATTCTACGCCGGTGACCGAGCCGTATCGATGGCGCGGTTCCCTCGGCTGGCTCGGGCTAGCGTGCTGGATTTTTTCCTCAATGATACGAGGTTAAACGAGTCATCTTGCCAGCATTGAGCAAATCTCAGCGCAGATTCTTTGGGTGGCTGGAACACAATCCCGAGCAAGCGAAGGCCGAAGGCAAGTATCCGACAGAGATCTCGAAGCAGGGCATTCACGATTTTGCGGCCACGAAAGAAAAGGGGCTGCCCGAGCGCGTGAGCAAGAAGACCAAACTCCGCGCGAAGCGCCGCAAGGACGTAGTACGGAACTACTAGTGTGGCGTTTCTTTGTTCTCGCTCGTCTCAACTGTCACCGAAGTTGCTCACGAAACCACTTCCTGGTTATATGGGATCTCGGAGAGGCACACGAGACCAGTTTTAAGCTCGGGCTAAACTAATGGCATTCCGCGCCGACAAGATGAGCACCGCCTATGCTGGCGACCAAACAGGATTGGTCCCTCACAAGATCACAACCGGAATCGGCGATGTGATGGGGAACAAGTCGAGCTACGCCGGTGCCGCGCGGCAAGTGAAGGCCGAGGCGCGCAGTTCAGCCGGTTTGCCGAAACTACCCAAAGCGTTATCCGGCGGGATTAGCAAGATTCGTGTTAGAAAACCACGGCTGAGATTCTTCCCCAAGCCACCGTTTGGCGGGTATACGCCCTCCGGGCAGACCAACTTTCTGTAATCAATATGCCGGTAGACAACAGTAATCACAAAACAATTTTGCGTTGCGCGGTCTGTGGGTGGACGTGGCACCAGCGTAATATCCGGAATAAAGGAAGTGTGCCGCAGGCGTGCCCCAGGGCAAAATGTCGCACCACGCGATGGTCTAATGGGACGGATGGTCGTTACCGGATCAATGATGATGTTCGTATAGCGGAACCGGAAATGGATCTGGTTCCTATGCCAACCGCAGTCAGTGCCCGGCAACTTGCAAACGACCTAGCGCACGGAGGACGCAGAAGTGCCAAGATCAGGGTAAGCTACCTAAAATTTCTTGGAGTTCAGCAGGAATGGCACTGCATCTATTGTCATCAAGGCGGCGATCAAAAACGTGGCCCCGACGGGAGATCATGGCACATAGATCACGTCTACCCAGTTAGCCTTGGCGGGGACGACAACGAGGACAATTTGGTTTTAGCCTGCGCGACATGCAACCTGCAAAAAAATCGCCAGTTGCTAATGGACGCCCTAAAAAACTCGCTATTGGTAAGGGGATTACCAGATGGAGTAAGGCGTTCGACTACCGATATTTCAACCAATACACTCCGGCTCATAGTCGGCGGAAATTAATGCCAATTGATCCTAGGTTACCCAATATTCTACATTGCTTCGTTTGTCAATGGACCTGGAAACGAAGGGCTGGAAAACCGCTTCCCAAGAGTTGCCCAAATCCAGAATGCCACTCAGTGCGCTGGCTTGACGGAACGGATCGACGGATGCATGTGCAGGATTGTGCGGTCCGTGCAATTGGTCAGGCTATGGCCGAACGCGCGAATGCGGCCATCCGTAATCTTGGTGAATACCAAAGATTAGTAGACAAGCCACAAGCGACATTGTAACTTCAAGAGCAGGTAAACTGTGGCAACAGCACTTGATGACCGGACATTCGAGTCAGCGGTAGAACTTACTCCTGAGCAGCAGGATGCCAACATCCAGCATTTTAAGGACAAGGGCTACGACGTTGAGGTAGAAAATGCAGGTACGGACGGTGTTGACGCCCCAGCGACGGTTCCAGATCCAAAGCCAGCGACCGAGGAAGTGCAACTAGCGCCCGCTGCCGACGCTCCCCCGGTCACCACACCAGATCCGGAGATCGACGCTGAGACACAGACCGAATTTCAAACAGCAAAGAATGATGGAGAAAAGTTAAGTAGGTGGGCAAAGTTAAAGAAACAAAAGCGAGAACTTGAGAGCACCGTTTCCCAAAAGGACACGGAACTCGCCGCAGAGAAAGCGCGGAGCGAGGAACTACGGCGGCAGCTAGCGGAGCGAACCACTCCAGGAACAGCCCCGGTGCCTCCAGCGAGTTCTCTTGCGCCGACAGTTGAGGCTCCCAAGCCAGCCGAAACCAGTCCAGAACCTATCAAGGAATTCGACAAGGCCAAGCCAACTCGTCCTACAGCGAAAGACTTTGAAGGCACCGAAGATCCCTATGCAGCTTTACTCGAAGCGCAGGGGGAGTATGCCGAGAAGTTGCTCGACTGGAATAACGAGAAGCGGACCTTTGAGGATAGCGAACGGGCCAGGGTAGCGAAAGAGACTCAGGAGCGGGAACGGGCAAGAACCAAAGTTCTGACACAGGCAGAGCAGATTACCCAGCGCTATGAAGCTGCGCGTAAAGTCCATCCAGACTACGACGCCGTAACTCAGCCAGTGCCCTATACTCAGGTTCTACAGTACGTGCTCCGGGAAAAGGCCGCAGACGGTTTTGAACTTGGATACGAACTAGCTAAGCCAGAGAACGCCGAGTTTTATAAGGCGATCATGGAGAGTAGCCGAACAGCGGTTGGTGAAGCCGATGCCAGCATTTGGGCCAAGGTGGAGCAGACAATCGCCGATCTTGGCGGCTTTCGTTACGCCCTAAAAACAAAGTCAGCATCCCCCGTAACGGCAGAACCGGTTCCGCCAGCAGTCGCAGCGCCACAACCACCAGCGCCCAAACAGACTCCATCCACACAGGAACCCAGGAGAGAAGAAGCCGCCCCGACCCCGGTAAGGAGTCGCGGCGCAGCGGCAGAAAGACTCGAAGACATCGATCCTGAAGACTCGGACGCTCGCCGCGCTTTTAAAAAGCGCAACGGCATCATGTAGATAATCGATCAGAAGTCTCCGCTCGAAGCCCCTATTCACTCCCCATCCGGCTCATAAGCCAGGGAGATTTTCAACATGGCACTATTAACCAGCGACGTCATTCTCGACGAAGCGATGGAGCGTTACGCCGTCCAGTCGGTCATCATGCAACTGGCTGACGGGCGTTACGATCCACAATGGGAGAATTCTCCGGTAAAGGGCGATACTATCGCTATCCGGCTCCCGATCTACGCCAACGCCCGCCGTGGCGAACGCGCCAACCCTCAGGCTATCGACGAGCGGTTGGTTAACCTCAAGATTCCAGCGGCATTCGGTTCCGACTCGCTTCTGACCGACCGGCAACTGTCGATGGAGTTGAACGATTTCAAGGAACAGGTTCTTGAGCCGCACATCGATTCCATTTCTTCGGCTGTCGCCAAAGCAGCTTGCGAGACCATGGCGCTCGGTGTATCGAACTTCGTCGGGACCCCCGGCGTGGTTCCTACTTCGCTCGATACCTATCAGGACGCCCACCGGCTTCTGACTCAAGGCGGTACACCGACCGGAATGGGCGGAGTACGATCCATGCTGGTCGATGCCAATATGGACCAGAAGGCTGCTGCCGCTGGGCGGTTGTTCTTCAATCCAACCACTGAGATTTCGGAGCGGTATCGCACCGGATCTATGGCCGGGCGGATGGGCGACTTCGGCGGCGCGACATGGTACATGGAACAGGCGTTGTTCCAGCAGACCATCGGCACCCTCGGCGGAACTCCCCGCGTGGACGGAGCCAATCAGAGCGGATACAGCATTAACCTCAAGGGCTGGACGGCTTCTGTAACCAACGTTTTGAACGCTGGCGACAAGCTTTGGTTCGCCGGTTCCTTCATGGTGCATCCGGTTTTGGGGACGGTGTACCCCGCCGACCTGCAATCTTTCACTGTGGCGCAAAACGTCAGTTCGGATGGTGCCGGGAAATGCGCCGTTCTCCTGACGGAAGCCATTGAGTTTGGGACTCCTTATGCCAACGTCTCGGCGCTGCCTGCCGATAACGCATTGGTCAGTGTCTGGGGCCAACCAGCCGCCGGACAAGCGGCCCTTTCGGGACTGACCTTCACGCTGGGGATTCTGATGCACAAATCTTCGCTGGTGTACGCTTCCCCCAATTTGGTGCTGCCTGCCGATGTTGACAAACTCAGTGGCCGCACTCGCTCGAAATTGATGAAGATCGGGATGCGCGTGTGGCGGGCGTCGGACGTGATGTCCGGCGAAGTAGTAACGCGCCTCGATATGCTCTGCGGCCATCTGGTCGGGCAGCCCCGCAAGGCTTCCTTGATCTGCTCGCTGTAAATCTAAGGAATAAGGAGAAAATACAATGAGCATTACCGCAACCACTCTCAGCCTTGCACTACCGGGCGTAGCTCCCGGCACGTCTATCGTCACTCCGGTCAGCATGACCGGAATCGTCGCTCCCGGACCCAACAAGTCCAATCGCGTAGTCCTTTGGTGCGACCGGGAAGCCATGGAAGTTATATCGGTCACATCGACAAACGCAACCGTGGTTCGCGGCGTCCTCGGGACGCTCCGCGTGGCGCACGTTGCGGGCACTCCGCTTTATATCGGCAAGGAAGCCGACTTCGCGGCGTTCATGAGCACGGCGGGACTTGGCCCGGCGGCTCTCGGACTCAACATCGAAGGGGTCAACGCCACAACCGCAGCCGACACCGCGACTCTCACCGCAGCCCAGATTCTCGGCGGTCTCATTACCGGAACTCCCACGGCGGCGGCAAACTACACGACTCCGACGGCGGCTCTTCTGATCGCCGCGCTTCAGGCTCTTGGGGTTCCGTATCTCAACGAGAGTTTTGAATTCAGCATCAAGAACACGAGCGCGGGAGCCAACACCATCACCGTGGTCGGCGGCACCGGCGTAACCATCGTCGGCACGGCTACCATCGCGCAGAACAACATCAAACGGTTCCGGCTGATTATCACAGATCCGGTGCTGCAAACCATTAATGTCGTTTCTCTGGGAACTTCGGTATTCTGATAGGAGTTCGCCAACATCAGAGGCTTGGGGCGGTGACCTTCGGGTTGCCGCTCTTGGCTGAACCAAACAACATGAAAAAAATTTGCGCAATCGTAATCTCGTTGCTGATGTTCGCTTCGGTAGTCGGGGCCGAGCGCGGGAACCTAGAATTCACGTTGACCGCAGGCAGTCCCCAGCGCATCGCTAGCCAAAAATATCTAGTAAACAGATTAATGATCCAGAACCGGGCAGGTTCCTCGCAAGGTATTATCCTGGTCATGCTGGGAGTTAATCCGAACGTCACATGCAATGCTAGTAACACTGCGCATCTCACTGCCGAACTAGGGCCGGGAGACGCAACACACCCGGGGGCCACGTTTTCTGATCCTCAAGGGGCTAATGGAAATAGTCCAGCCGATGCTGAAGATCTGGCTTGGGCGTGTCTTGACACTACAGTGACTGGAACAAAAGCCAAGGTCACATTCTGGCATAGGCAATGACGTTAAGTGAAAAGCACGGCTTGTCCCTTGTTGCAAAATGGTGTTTTCCTGTAGTCCAGCGCTACCGTATTATGTTTCTTAGAATTGCACGTCTGACAAAGCGGCTGAATATTCTCGATGAGATCGGTCGCTCCGTCCCTCGTGATCGGTATAACATGGTCGCGCGTGAGTTTGTCTTTAACTCCACAGCATACACACCGATGATGGAATTTAGCACAAAGAGCACGCCATTCTGCCACTGTATGGCCTCCTTCGAGACCAGCAACCTTCAACTTTCTTCTCCTGCTAGCCTCGTGCCATGCTTCTGGGTTTTGCTGATAGCGAAGACGTTCTTTCTGACGTACTTCTGTTCTGTTATTCCAGTAATAAGCCTTGGCTCGTTTACGGGCAGCATCCTTTTCTTCCTCAGATGCTGGATGGTCAAGACGATACTGCTTGGCCTTCTCGCGTCCGACCTTATCGTAACGTTCCTTCTGTTGTGCAAGAATTCTTTCTCGGTTGTCTCCATAGCGCTGCTTGTTCTGCGCAAGAATCCGACCCTTTTTCATTCTGTAGTTTGCACGTTTCCACGCGCGAATCTTCTCGCGGTTCTTAGCACGATACGCCGCTCGCGTGCGACGCTGGGATTCTGTGAGTGGCATTGCGTCTCTCCCTTCCTGACATCCCTGAGAAGTGTAAGGGGAAGCAGTGCAGGGAAAGCACTGTTTTCGGACTGCCGGATCAAGGCAGTCCTATTCCCAACCGATATTCTAACATCACCAGGAGGTGTCAATTGACTGCCCGTTATCCGCGATTTGTTCCAGCCCCCACAGCCACCGATCCGGGGCGCGAAGTAAAGGTGTCCTCAGCCGAGGAACATCTCAACCGAAACCCAGAAGACTACGCGGCTTTGCAAAAGGAGATCGACTTTGAGGGCGCGAATCCCGCTCAAGCCCTCGCAGCAACCGCCGCCGAAGAGCGCGAACGTTGTGCAAAGGTGGCCGAGACATTCCCGAAGGCGGGGAAGGTCGGGGAAGCGATTGCCGCCGCAATACGCGCTACGGCTAGTACGACATTTCCCAAGGTGCTCCGTGGTCCGGCCAGCAAGCCCGTAAAGGACGCCGAGTATTCGGTCGCTCAACCGGATGGCACCTTTACCCGTCCTGATGTGACCGTGAACAATCTGGACGAAGAAGCGAAGGCAAGGGCCAAAGGGTTTAGCATCGATGTCCCGCAACCTATCGCTTCTCCAGTTGCGCAGTATCGCCCCAAGCTGCTGCGGAATCCGGCGACGCAGGATCTTCGTGACGAGACATTCAGCGTTCCGCAACCCAACGGAAAATTCTCGCAGCCGGACAAACTGGTCGAGAGTCCCGAAGAGGAAGCTGAAGTCCGGGCACATGGGTTCACTACCGAAGTTCCGCCACCGCCACAGAAGTAACGCACCTGGCTAGATGCCAACAGTTCTAGATTTCTACGGCGACGCACTAGCCGACGTGGGGGCGATTCAGCCGAATCAAACCCCTTCCGGCAGTACACTCGCATCAACCCGCCGGAAGTTCGCCGACATGATCCGCAGTTGGTCGGTGATCCGGTTGCGTTTGTTTTACGTTCCAGAAGTACCGTATCAACTCGTGGGCGGGACTGGGGTCTATGAGATAGGTCCTGGTGGAGCGCAATTCGACACGACTCCGGTTGGCGTGCCGCCAGTTTCTCCATATACTCGTCCAAACTTTATCCAGTCGGCGCAAGTAATCATCGGCACGGCGCGGCGATGGTCCCTCAACATTCTCACGCGACCGCAGTGGGAAGTGAACCAAGCAAGAGGGCAGACCGATCCTGATGGTCCGCTCGATCTGTTCTACGACTTCGGTCACCCAAAGTCTACGTTCAATGTCGCGCCAAAACCGGGAGCGAATCAGATCATGTTAGTCGGCCAGTGGAACCCTCTTCGGATCTTTGTTGAGGGAGAAGAAGCCCTCAACGTCGAGGACTTCTACCCGGAGGAGTACATCGCGGCGATGCGATATGGCCTAGCGATACAGCTTGCTCCACAGTATAGATTCCCGATCAGCCAAGACCTGCTTGGTCTATTCCAGAGCGCCGTCGCTATCGTCGAAAACAAAAACCGCGAGAAATTAAGCGGAGCGTTTGGAGTTTCGCGGACGTTGGATGGACCGACCAAGGGCGACGCCAGTCCGATGAGTGTCCAGCCGATGCAACAGCCACAGCAGGCTCAGTAGTTTTCCCAATGTCCCTCACAATTGACGCCTTGTTCTACGGTGCCTACCGCGATGCCGGCCTGGTTCGCTTGGAGCAAACCGGCCTCAACGCGGATCAGACTGAAGAAGGGCGTCAAGTCTATAACCGGATGGTCGATGCCTGGACGCTGGACGGACTCACTGTCTCGCACGTGGCGAGATTGTTATTCCCGATCACGCCGGGAAAGGGCGACTACAGCCTCGGCGCTAATGGCGACTGGGACCCAGCTACTCTAGGGCTTCCAGGGTATCCGGTACGGGTTGAGCGGGCGAGCATGGTGCTGACCACGCAAACGCCTCAGCCTGAATACAAGATTTTTCCGCTAACCATCGATCAGTGGCAGGACTGGACGCTGAAAACGCAGAGTACTAATTGGCCGCGCCGGTACTTCTACGAGCCAAGCTTCCCGCTAGCCATATTTCATCTCGTCTACGTGCCGACCGATGCCAATGCGGTGGCATTGTACCTGGAAGAGCAGATTCCCATGATTGCCGCGACCGGTGACGCTTTACTAAGTTTTCGGCCAGGATACGAGGACGCGATAACGAGCAATTTGGCGGTGCGAATCGCCGCACGTACACCGGGGAGCAACATCAGCCCAATGATCGTGGAACTGGCGCGGTCGTCGCTTAGCCTTATAAAAATGGCGAATAACAGACCGCTCAGACGGGAAAATGATATGGGCAGGGTTGGTCCGCGCCGCTCCGATATATTGAACGGCAACCGTTATCTGTAGGTCAGACCGTAGATCGTTATTTTTACCGATGGCATCCACAAAAACCTACACCACAACGCTGGTCTCCAAAGTCGGGATCAACGATAACCACATTCAGGTAGCCAGCGCGCTCGGCATCACGAATCCAGACGTGGAAGGCGCACACGAATCCTCCCTAACTTACTTGCAAATCGACCAAGAGTACATGTTTGTCGATGCCGATTATAAGCAAGGGAGCACATTCGTTCCAGTGATTCGCGGAGTGTCGGTAGGGATTTTGGCGCAATCGTCAAACGTGCAGTCGCACGAAGCGGGAGCGGTTGTGATGGTCACCGCAACAGACAGCAAGGAACTGTGAGGAGACAACATGACGCCCGCTAAGCCAGCCAAAAGGGAACTTCCCCGCTACCGTTGCCACAAGGAAGTGTGGGCGCTCAAGATCGCCAAGATAGAATTGATTCCGCCGGGCATGACCGAGACTCACTCAAAGGTGCTAATAAGCCCAGAGGACGAGGACTACGCGCCATTTGAAGTCAGTTGGACCTACTACAATAAGCACAAACCGGAAGTTGGAACGTATTGGGTGAAATACGCCGATGGTTACGAGTCGGTCAGTCCAAGCGATGCATTTGAAGAAGGCTACACGAGGATCTGACTGGCCGACACAATCACCCGCGATGCTTTTCTGTACCTTGAACCATCCGCCAAAGATGACAATTTCGCCCAGTGTGCGGAGTGCGTATTCTTCATCCCGAACAAGGAACGCTGTTGTATCCACGGACCAAAGGTCAAGATCGTCGCAGGCGATAGTTGCGGGTTCTTCGTGCATGGAGAGCCGTCGAGCGATGCCGAGCCTATCGCTCTGGTCACGCCCAAAGAGAGCGGCCTTGTGCATCGGCAGGTTCGCTGTGAGAACTGCCGGTATCTGGACGGAGAAATTTGCGGACTCTACCAAGACCTTAACGAGTTGATGCCGGAAAAGTTCGCGCTAGAAGCCAAAGTAGGTCGGCACGGCTGCTGCAATGCGCAGATGCCTGTCGCGGCCAACCAGTCCAAGCCGAGCGTAGTACTGAGAATATTTCGACAAGGAGAACCAACCCCATGAAGCGCCTGCTTTCATTGATCCTGTTTTTGTGTGCTGTGGTACTCGCTCAGCCACCGACCATTCCGCCCTACATCCAAGTCGGCACGATTACACCACCTGCTACATCCTGCACTTCTACGGCGATTGGGAACGTTTATCTGTACGTCCAGGCCACCGCCTTGACCCTGTACCACTGCGCCCAAGCTTCTGTTGGGACCGGGACCTATCTCTGGACGAGCGATGCGCCAATCGCAAGAACCGACGTAGCGAACACGTTTACCGGCGTACAGACCATGACCGCGCCCACGATCAATGGGCTACTGTCTGGCGCTTCCGCTACCTTCAGTTCGACAGTCGCGGCAACAGGCGCAATCACGCCAACCGGCGGCGTCATTCAGTCTACGGTGACGACTCCTTATACGGCATTCACCACACTGGCGATTCCTAATAATATCGTCGCTCCTGCAGCCATCACCGACACTGTAGCCGAGTACTGGTCGCAAATATTCATCCCGACGAACGTTACTCTCACCGGGGCGTGTTTGCTCAATGGAGCAACCGTAACCACGGATAAGCACATCGTCATTTTGTTCAATGCGGCTGGAGCCGTCATCGCCAATTCGGCCCTGGCCGGTGCCGCCGATACAGGCAACGCCTCCGCGTATCAATGCCAGGCATTTACTGCGCCGATTGCCGTAACCGGTCCAGCGACATACTTTGTCGGTACGCAGCCTAACGGTACCACTGACACGTTTTTCACATATACGGCCAAAGGTGCGCCGACGAACTACGGAACTGGACTAACAACCTGCGCCGTTTTTGGCACATTATGTTCGATTACGCCTACATCGACGTTCACCACTGCGCAGGGTCCGCTCATGATGGTCTATTGACTTGGCCGAATTGCTCAATCTGTGCGACCACCTGACAGACGAAGGCGCAGCTATGTTCGCGGGCGATACCGACGAGGTAATCATCGTCCACAACGCGCCGCTCGTGGTCGGTGAACGATTTGGAGATCTTGAGATTGTGCGCGCCTCAAGTAAGGCCGAGTTTCTCTGGCGGTGCCCGCACGTCCCGCAGTTGACCGGCATCGACCGCTATTACTTTTATTACGCCATTCCTGGCCGCCAATGATGCCGCTCGCTCCAAATATCCTTTACTTGTATCCCTTGTGCTACTCTTGGTCGTCCCATCGTTAGACCCCTCCACGGGTCACCTTGGGAGGCCCCGCGAGTGTTTACTCACCGTGGGGCCACTTTATTTATTCTACCGCTTAAAATAATAGGCCGGCAGTGCCATTGAGCCCAATCCCCGGATTCGTGAGCGGCAGTTATAACAGCCGTGCCCGCGGTGCATCGGCGTGCCGCACAATTAATCTACGTGTGGAAAAGAACGAAGATCCGAATAGCAAAAGTCCCGCGACCATGTTTCCCCGCTCTGGCCGGAAGCACTTCGCCACTCTTCCCCCCGGTCCAATAATCGGCATGTGGGCTAACAAGAACAACGTTTTTGTGGTCAGCGGTGGTGTCGTTTACAAACTGAATGAGGACGCAACCTTCAGTACTCACGGCAGCGTGGCCTCGGATGGGACCCCGGCGACGATGCGGGCAAACGGCAATCAATTGCTTATCTGTAGTGCCGGAAATGTGTACATCGACACGGGCGTCGCGATATTTCAGCCAATCATCAGCTTCGCGAGCGGCAATGTGGATGTTGCGGGAACTGCGGTGACGTGGGTGGCTGGAGACAAGTTTACGGGCACCGGGGGCGATATCAAAGCCGGTGACTTGTTCATGCTGCAACCGAATCTCTACGTCGTCGCTGGCGTAGTTGACGACCAACATCTTGTTCTAGATAGGGATGCAGGGATTTTAAGTAACTACTCCTACCAAGCTGGCGCGGAGCGTTTGAAAGGAGTCATGCCGGAATTCATTGACGGCTATTTCATTGTCAGCGTGCCGATGGACAAGATATTTCGCATATCCAACCTGTTTGACGGCTCAACATGGAGCGCCCTCGACTTCCAGAAAAAGAGCGGTTCAGCGGACAATATCGCTGCGATCAACAACTTCAGCGGGCAACTTGCTATCTTCGGCGATACCAACTCTACCGAGTTGTGGGCCGACTCCGGTAATCAAGATTTTCCATTCCAGCGGGTGAGCGGGCAGAGTTTGAATGTCGGCACCGCAGCGCCGTGGTCCGTTGCCAAGCTTACCGACGGATCGCTCTGCTGGCTGCTTTATTCCGGCGCGGGCGAAGATCAAGTTGTACAGAGCACGGGCGGAGAACCTGTACGGATCAGCGACCATGCCCTCGAAAACGCTATGCGGACCTACTCAACGGTCGCCGATGCGGTTGCCTCTACTTACACCGAAAACGGTCACGAGTTCTACCGGCTTGACTTCCCGAGGGCGAACAGGACGTGGGAGTGGGACAAAAGTGTCCGGTTGTGGGTCGAATTGGGAATAAGCACTCCGCAGGACGAAGTGTATGGAGCCGAGCCGGGGCGCTTCCGGGTTCATGTCACGTGGCCCAGTGGGGCGCGGATGGATCTGGCTGGGGACTACGCCAGCGGCACGGTCTGGCAGGTATCCCCCGACTTCCTGGACGATGACGGCGTAGATTTCCCGGTGATGAGGATCGCTCCGCATATCAATACTAACCTGGAAAGGATGAACTGTCCGGCCTTTGCGCTCGACTGTGAATTGGGAACCATCGACCCAAACGTCAAAGGAGCGGACGGTAAAGAACTGATACCTACGGTCTCCCTGTTCTATTCAAATGATGGGGCGCGCAACTGGATCGATGCAGGAGTTGCTTCGCTCGGCAGGGTCGGCGAGTACGAAGGAACGGTTCTAACGCAGGCTGAAAAGTTCGATGCGGGACCGAACTCCCAAACCAATCCGCAGGTTTTCGAGCCGCGTCCCTATTGGCGCGGCCTGGGGTCGTTCTGGGTTTCGCGCACGTACAAAATAAAATCTAGTGGCAGAATGTTGCGCGCAGTCTACAACGGGCTGGCGGAGATATCGAAGTGACTCCGGCCATTCCAAACTACGATGCCGATGTGCTGGCAAAGAATCTCTCCAACCTCTCGCAGCCGAGTAACACCTTCACCACGCCCTGGTATCAGTTCCTATCCCGGATACGGGGGTTGCTCCTGGACGCACCGCCGGTTGCGCTGTCAAGATTTGAAGCCAGCTTCAACGGGCGCAACGACGACACGGTTCCGTTCCAGCGCGCTATCAACCAGGTCGTAGCGCAAGGCGGTGGAGTAATTCTTCTGGACAAGCCTGGAACGTTGAGTATTAACTCTGTCTTCACGCCCGCTGGCAATACACCGATCTGGATCACCGGACTCGGACCTGGAGTCACCACCGTGAAGCGCCGCGATACCCTGGCACCGGGTTCCGGGCTGATTGACATCAGCGGCTCAAATGTAACGCTGTCGGAGTTTGCCATCGACGGAGGAACTACCGTCCCGAGGGGATTGCAGTACGGAGTGGATTTCAACGGCATCGGTGGTAATGACCCCATGAGCCCAGTTCTCACGAACAACACGTCCGTCTGGGTTCACGGAAACACATCCATGCTTTCGTTTCAGCGGATGATGTTCACGCACGCGGCGGGGTATTTGTTGTTGTTGGATGCGATGCAGGGGGACGTGACGGACATTGACGTTCTGAACTGCTTTTTTGTAAACAACTATCCATTTCTATTTGGCACCGATGCCGCCCACCTTATCTACGGTTCTTGGGGTGGCGGCCTGTTCGCTAAAGGGGACGGACGAACCTCTGGTTCGGGAGTGGTGCGGAACTTGCTAGTTTCGCAATGTCGATGGAAGCGAGCTTTAGGAAATTGTTGCTGGCAGCATTTGTACGGGTTGAATCGGCTTCACGAGAACATCCGAATCACCGATTGCTTCTTCGAGGATACTGGACTTGATGGCGTTCTGATGGGTGGAGTTTCTGGTGGGGTAGTAAGCGGAAATGTTTTCCATCGCGTCGGCTACACTGTCGTGGATGATACGTCGCCATCGGTTCCGAGATGGTTGGCTAACGTTCCAGCGGTCGCGCTTGATAGTGCCGGTCTTGTTCGTGGGGTCAACTACGAATGCAATACGTTCCGTTCGGTAAATGGCGGCTGTGTCGATATTGACAGCCACGGGCAAAGTTCAATTAGTGGCAACTTGTGCATTATCCCGCGCGTTGGAGAATCAGACTACGTGGCCGACTCCATTGCGATTACTGGTCCGAACAACAACAGTTCAAACACGTACGGAGTAAGCCTTTCAAATAGCTCGCAGAGTCCAGAAGGCGCAATCGACGTGAACATCGGAGACAACACTTTCATCAATCTCTCTGGCGGATCGATACGGCTCTATGCTGCGCGAAACTGCTACGCTCACGGCAATATTATCGACGCTCCAGATGCGCCGGTGAATCCGCCAATAGCTCTTGGTCCGATAGGACCTGGACCTTACCAGCGATGCTACAACAACAGAATCTCCGACAACCACTGCACATATAGTCCCCCAAGTGGCGGCACGCCGCTGATATTCGAGGACGATACCGTCTCTGGAGGGAATCCTTTCACTGCTGGCGAGAAGAACTATTGCTTCGGTAATCAGCCATTACTTGGAAATGGTAACAGCGTGGAATTTGTAAAATCCCCAACTTCAGGATCACCCGTGTTCGCAGCCACGACGTGGTTCCCATAATCGCGAGCGATATGTTTACAGCCACCACCGTATCTTGCCAGGGTCGCGTGATCTCCAGCCCATTGATGCAGATCAGATCGGTTGAAGTATACAGCGACTACGGCGCTAATACCTGCCCCCTTAGCCCGACCGACAACGTCGGACCATACGTCACGGGAGAGGCGATGATCACATTCCACTACGATAGTGCTGAATGGATGGATCTCGGCTAATGATCGCCACTAAAACTCCAATAACAACACTCCGCACGGCTAGCGTTGCCGACCTTCGGAGTCTCGCGCCGCTAGCCGAAGAATTCTACGCCTCATCCACGATGCTGAAGAAGTTTGACATCAACTGCTTCGTAGCACTATGGACAGCGTTACTGACAAATGGTAACGGTGTCGTGTTCGTGCTGGAGTCTGACGGCGAGGTTACCGGCACGCTGGGGGCTGTCTGCCATCCCGAGACGTACAGCGCGGCACTCATCGCCCAAGAATTTCACTTGTATATTTCCAAGGAATCGCGCGGTGGCTTCGGCCTCATGAAACTACTCCGTGCTTTTGAGAAGTGGTCACGCGAAAGAGGATGCTCGGAGATGCGCATCGCGCACCTTCAGGACTTACAGCCGGTGGAGTTGGCGCGGTTGTACACGCGGCTTGGATTTCACCAGATCGAGACAAGTTACGGCAAGGCGCTGGATTGACAATGCGTGAGTCGAGTAGAAATATACTGAGGAGCGTTATTGGCACTGCCGTAGTTGTCTGCGTAGTTCTGGTCGTAGATAGGTCTTTGTCGCTGGACGCTCATCAGATCGCGATGTTGCTCTTCAAGTCCATATTGGGTCCAATCGGATTTGTGGGGACCACAACTGCCTTGATAATGGGCGGCTTGGCGGCTGCCGGATCAATCGGCGGTTCCGCGATCAGTGCCCACGCTGCTGGTAGCGCCGCTAAGACCCAGATGGACGCGGCGGCGCAGATCCGCCAGCAAGCACTCGACGCGGCAGCGAAGGCCAAGGAAGCCGTTGACGCCGCGACTGCGACCGCGAATACCGGCCTCGGTGCTGGATCGGAGCAGGGCAACGCGGTAATTCAACAAACGTTACAGCAGCAGATGGCTGCGTTGAAGCCGTATATCGACGCTGGAGTGATGAGCCTCGGCGACCTTCAGCAGATGTTTAGCTCTACCGGCCCACTTGCCGGTCCTGGAAGCCAGTTTAGTTTTACCGGAAAGGATTACGCCAACAGTCCCGAGTTCGCATTTATTCAGCAGCAGGCGAACCAAGCGCTGCAACGAAGCGCAGCGGCTCAGGGAAGCGTGCTCGGTGGTGGCGAGGTTCGGGCGTCGGATCGTCTCAACACCGGGCTGACATCGACCTACCTGGACCAAGCTTTCAACCGTGCGCTCGCAAGTTACAACACGAACCGCCAGAATCTTCTTACCCGTATTCAGGGATTGACGAATATCACCGGACTTGGATTCAACGCGACAGGTGCCGAGAACCAGGACTTGGGCAACGCTGGTACGCTGACGAACACGAATATCATGAACACGTCGCGCCAACAGGCGGCGAACTTGATTTCGGCTGGGACATACGGTGGCAACGTAGGACTCGACGCGGCACGAATTGCGGCAGGCGCAACGGCGGGAGCGGCGAATGCGGGGAGCGCGGCGCAGATCGCGCAAGGAAACGCAATTGGTAGCGGACTAAGCGGAGTATTGAACACGGCTGGTCTGACCTATGGATTAATGAATGTAGGAAGCGCCGCTCCAATTGGCAGCGCTGGTAGCGCTTTAGGAACAGCTGCGTCAGGACTTGCTGGCGTAGGTGGGACACCAGTTCCCGCTCCCGGTACTGGTGCTCCTTCTGGATACGATCCCGCAACCGGGACTTACATGTAATTATGGGCGTCTATCCTAGCGGTTTAAATGCCGGAATAATTCTCCAGGGTAAGCAAACCCCTGTAGAGAACCCTGTCCAGATGGCTGAGGGTGTGGCTCGCGTCAGGCAGCTTCAAGCGCAGGCTGCACTAGCGCCGATTCAGTATCAGCAGGCTGGCGCGAATCTTCAGCAGACACAACTTCAGAACCAAGAGAACGCAGAGAAGGTTCGCCAACAACAGGAAGATCAACAGGGTAATCAGTTAATTCAGCATCAGCTTGCGGATAACAATGGAGACTGGACTAAAGTTCGCCCTATCGTCGCAGGGCAGGTAAGTGATCGCGTGCTTCGGCAGCGGGACGCGGATCACGTAGCGTACACGAGCGCGTTGCTTCATGCGACGCAAGAGCAGCGCATCAACGAAAACCAAAAGAGCATGCAATTGGGTCAGATGATCCAGAGCGTCATTGACGCGCCTGACGATCAGAAACAGACGGTCTGGTCCGCACAGAAACAGTCAGCCGAGGCCGCTGGTTTGATTAAGCCGGGAATGTATTCGGACACGGTTCCCGATACGAACACCTTGAAAGGCTATCTCGGCGGAACGATGTACGCGGCGACGGCAGCGAAGATCGCCATGGAGAAGGCGCAATCTGATCGTGCCGCAGCGTATGCCACCAGGCAGGCTCAATTGGCGAAGACACTGAATATCGGGGAGAAGAAGCAGCAGGCCGCGCAGGAGTATCTGAACGTTACGAATCCGGAAGAGCATGCGGCTTGGTTAGAGAAGTGGGGCAACGACGAGGACGTAGGCGATATCTACCAGAATTACAAGACCTATTCCCCTAAAAACACCGATCTGATTACCGAACAGGCGATGAACGCTAAGGATCGGATGTCCGCGACAGACAGGCAGGCACGCGCTAAGATTTATGCACAGCGGGTGGCTACGGCTGGACCGAGCGCGCTTGCGGCGACAGCTACCGACCCTAACAATCCGCCCGAGATACAGAAGGCCGCCAAGGATGCGCTAACGCTATTACAGACCAACAAATCGGCCACGCTGACACCAAACGCGCTCGCCATTCAGCGAAGAGACGCCGAGCGCGACCAAGCAAACCTCACGAAGCTTCAGCAGCAAGAAGCTGAGCAGTGGGGACTGGTAAAGCGGTATGAGAACGCCGTACGCGGTGGCGCTGAAACAGTAAAAGATCCCAAGACCGGGCGCGATATGTCGCGGGACGACGCTCAAGCGGCTGCCGATGCCGCGAGACAGAAGGCCAACGACATCAACAAGGGTGGGCTGGAGATCATGAAGCGACGCCAATGGGGAGATTACGCTCCAGTAGCCGCTCCTGCCCCCGTCGCAGCAGCGCCCGCGCCGCAACAGAGTGCTCCAACTCCAGGACCATCGACACCCGCTCCATCACGAGGTCCGGTAACTCCTCCGGCCACTATGTTGAAGGAAGGCGTTCGGACCACATTCAAGAATGGCTTGGGAGTTTGGACGCTTAAGAACGGACAGCCGGTACAAGTAGGCCAATAACAAATGCCCGTAGCCTGGGAAGTGGAATCCGAAGAAGCCGAATCCCCTTGGCAGGTATCCTCTCAGGAACCCGAGCAAGAGGCTAAGCTTCGGGTCGTGATCCCGCCGAGCGCGCCCAGCAGGCCCAACCAGACTCAGTTAGCAGCGCAGAACAACAATCCTGGCAATATCGAGTTCAACAATCAGCCGGGAGCGGAGAAGAACGGAAGATTTGCTAAGTTCAATAGCCCAGAGGATGGATACCGGGA